TGTGCTGTACGTCATAGCGTTGCCACCTACGAAAGCGACGACGATCTTCCAGCATACTTGTACGGCTACTGCTGTAGCTCGTGCCGCTGTAGTTCCGGCTGACGACTTCGTACGACAGGCCCGTACCGACCGAAATACCCCGCAGCATTAGATTGATCCACGGTTCTGACGCTGAGTTTGGACGTCCCGGATTGATCGACTCAACTGATTCCCCTGGCTGCAACCGTACGACCATCGCCGGCTCAAGATACTCGAACTGGTTGCCGTTGATGTCGCTCGACTCATCGTCGGTCGATGGCATTAAACCAGTTCCGCCGCGTCCGTTCGTTGTGATCGCTACGCCGAAACATGATGCAACCGCAGACGCCTGAATTTCATTGTCGACGTATACTCCAAGATCACGCAGCCATGAAAGCACTGGAGCAAACCACGACACGCCGCGAGTTTGCCCAATCCGGTCGACTCGGTACAAATGCAGGATCTCTTTCGCGTCGATCCGTACCGGAAGAACACGGGTGGCGTATGGTCCGTTTGGATGCTCCGGATAGATCCAGTATGCTAGCGGCTTTCCAAGGTCATCAAGTTCAACGCCTCGGATCACCTTGTTTCCGTCTCGACTGTGAATCTTGTAAGTGTCTTTGTCAGTCGCCAGTCGGTCAGCTTCGATCAGTTCCAGAGCCAACGGCACAGGGCGATAAATGCCGCGATACTTGTTTGACGGAGTGTTTACAAGGTGAATCAGCACCTCGCCCGCTTCGACCATTTCACGCTGTGCGAGTTGTTGAATTTCTGCAAAGTTCAGACGCCCGTTGACGTCACAAACTTCGCACCACTCCTGCCAAACCTTGTCGCGGACTTCGTTGACATCTTCAACGTCTGTGCCTTCTGGTGTTTCAACCTGAGACTGTGCGGTTATGCCCGTTCCGATGACGGAACTGACAATTGTGTCGACTACGCCCCAAGCATAGGCGTTATCGCGAACCAACGCGCGGGACCATGCTCGAAGCGAATCCGCACCAAACGGCCCGAGCAGTTCACTGTCTGCGGACTGGTTCTTCGGTTTCTTGTTGTTCGTCAACCGGCTGGCTTCTGCCCCGGCGTACATTCGCTCAAGCGTTTTGCGTTGCTGCGTTCGTCGCACTGCAGCCGCAGGACTAAACACGCCGATAACTTTGTCAAGGGCTGTGCCGATCATTGGCGAGCCCTCTGGAACTTGGCGACTCGGAACATGCTGCCAGAGCCTGACTCGCGGTCGGCTTCCATTTGCAGCATTCGGCGTTGCTCAAACAAAGTCGGCAGGTCAAGCGACGTCACCGAACGTGAACCGATCGAGTACGAGGAGGCCCCTCCAGTCAGGAGTGCTTCAATCGCTGCGTCGATCTGTGCGAGTAGTGAGGTCGCTGTTGCCATGCCCGCATGATTGACGTGGCATAGCCCGTTGTGATAGATCGGGAGGGCGTGCTGATTCTATGGCGTGTAAAGGCTACTCTACCTCTTTCCAAGTATGCCCACAAAATCCGCACTTGCAATACCTCGTCCGCCCCTGAGTGCTGACGACTCTAGAAAACGACTTTCCCGCAGTTTCCTCATTAGCCGCCCGCAAGGCAGGGCACGACGCGCAGTCTTTTGGCACAAACGTGGTCACTCGTGGCTTTGGCTTAACGCCTTCTAAGACTGTTGACCCATCCGCCTGCTCGTTTCTTTGGGGTTCCATGACGTTGGCCTGCAGGCTTTCCGGCTGGCGGTTTTTGTTGTGCTTGCTCATTTGGGGCTTTCGGTCTTGGAGTAACTGACTGACCATTCGGTGTATCCGGAGTCGGGGAAAGAAGATAAATGCCGCGAGCACTTGCCGCAGCCGCTGCGTTGTATGTGGCGTCGAGCCAGTGATTGTTATCGCTTACCACGTTCCAATATGTCTTGAGGCCCTTGCCTTCCTTAAACTCGCTGACAAGTTCTTCGGCAACGATGTGCTGAGCGTACGACGTGTGTTTTTTGTCGCCCGGCTGATTGAATAGCGACAACGCTCCGCGCCGCAGGAAGTTTTGCTCGTCGAATGTTGGCGTCAGGAATCGCTCATGAATGAACTGCTTCCAGTAGTCTGTATTGAGTTCGTACAGCCAAAGACCCTGCGTTTCCTGATAGGCTGCGTGGAAATGATTGCCGGGCTTTATCTTGTCCGTTTCGGTCGTTTTGTCGCGATAGTTGCCGATACCTTTGGAGACATAAAACGGGGTCCCGTTGACATCTCGCACGAACTGATACGCCGCGTCCGTGAATGTTCCCGAGTCCACAAACACCGCATCAACCTTGCGAGCCGATCCGGCCGCGTCGACATACTTTTTGTTTAAGATCTCATCACGCCAGTTCAGCAACGCTTTGTAAATCTGTGGCTCGCTGGCTTGGTTGTCCATGCCTTTGTCTGTGCCGACGACTTCCGCTCGGCCGTAATCAATGACGCACCCGCCAGCACCCTTCCACCATGCAATTACAACCCAATGGCAAAGATACTTTCCGAGGTCAATCGCCGCTGTCACGCATGAGGCATTAGCAGGCAACTGGCCGCGATCCAACCCGCTCAATCGACCTGCCACCATTTGCCACGACAGCCCGCTGCCCTGTGGCCCGACTTCCTCGGGAGGATCGTTGTCAATTTCTGTCGCAACCGCTTCCTCGCCCCAATCGGCAACCTTGTTGAAATACGACTGAATCGCGGAAAGCTCAAGCGGTTCACCGTCTTCGTGAATGGTTCCGTCGAATGATGACGCATTGCTGACGATGCAATCACGCTCAATCTCTGCTCGATTGTCATGCCAAAAACGAAACGCCTCTCGTGCGTCAGGGTCATTATCCGCCCGCTCGATTCGCTTCGTCATGTACTCCTGAACCAGATCCATGCGGTCAGGCCGCTTGATCATCTTGCGGTATCGCTTGCCTTTCCAAGACGGTTTTTTCTTTGGGTCGGTGAACTTGAACGCTATGCACTTGCGATTCTGGATGGTGCAAAGAAACACGCGGGCAACGCGACGTGCTGACGATGCAAGCCCGGCGATATCCTTTTCGATAATGTCTTCGTTCTTTTCAATGACTGCGTCCGACTCGGCTGCCTGACGGTCTTCAATGTCGTCGATGATCGCAATATCGGGCCGAATGTCTCGATAGTTGGTTCCGCGAATACCGCCGTCGATTCCAATCGATGCCAGAATTTGGCCCCGGCTCACTGGTTCAATATCTTCCGGCCAATCGTCAGGCAGTTGATGGCGGCCAATGGTCGGATAGATTAGATGATCGGCTGCCAGTTCTAGACGGCTGAACTCACCAGCGACCGTTTGCATCCTCGCCCGGCTTGACCATCCGCCAACAGCCTTAAACGGCTGGCAAATTTCTGGGAAGTCCTGCAGCAGCAGTTCCGATTGCTGGAGCTTTTCGCGGACAGTTCGCAGCTCAGATTCGCTCTTTCGTTGGTTTTTACCAATAACGATTGGAAACACCGCAAGGCCGGTTAGAGTCAGATACAATGCCGTGTAGATGGCGAGCTTGGTCTTACCCTCTCCGCGAGTTCCAGCAATAGCCTGGTCGCCGCCGTACATCGCAGCCCTGACAATCGAATCGTGCATGTCGCGACGGTCGGCGGTGAATGGCTCGAAGAACACTTCTGGAAAGTACGTTGTCAGGAACAGTTCTCCATCCTGTAAAGCGTCACGCCTGCGAATTGAGTCTTTGGGAATCGGTATTTTGATATCGCGATCGGAGGCCCGCTTTTTGGCCATTCGCTCGCTTTGCTTCGACCGCTCATCATTCTGCAGCAGTGGCTTTGTGATCGGATGCAATCTTAGCCAGCTCTCCAGTTGGGAGGTGCTTAATGATTGCAAGTAATTGTAATCGTCGCTGATCATCAAGGGCCTGTTTTTTCAGGGCGAGTTCTTCACGTTTTACGTCGGCCTTATCTGCCCGCACAAGTGCATCAAACGCCTTCACCTTCATTTCATCGTCAGCAGAGTTTTCGATCACGTCGAACAAATCGTGAACGGCTTGACTCTTGCGGGCATCGCATTTATCCAGCCATCCGCTCACGAGTGCTCTCCCAGTCAATTTCACGTCTGCGATTGTTTTCAGTGGCATTCCGCCCCCTACCCCGAAACGACCGGCAGGAACGCACTAACTTTCTGTTGAGAATCCGGGGCTTTTTTCATCGTAGGGGAGTGTTGAACCGCAGGAAGGACCCATCGAAAAAGTTTTTGGCTATGCTCCACTTGATTTTCCTGCACTCCATATAACTTTGCCCATATGGCGCGGTTATATGCTCGTCTACGATATGAGAATCATTCTGCTGCCAATACTGCGGCATACGCCTCTTCACCCGTCTGCGTATCGCTGTCAATGATTATTTTCAGATCCTTTTGACGCACTGGAACAGCATCCGTTTGGCCTGATTCGGTCACAAGGAACGTGCCCCAATAGACACCAGCAGCATCAACACCAGTGCTGCTAAAGTCGTAGTTGACCGTACCGCTCGCAGCAGTCACCACGCTGACGCCCGTTGATGT